CGGAAACCCGCGGCAATGGTATTATTGGTGAAGACATCTTGCATAATGCTATTCATATCAATAACTTACCTAATACAATTTCATATAAAAAAGAATTAGTTATTGATGGAGAAATCATTTGTAAAGAAAAAGATTTTGAACAATTTGCCAATGAATATAAAAATCCAAGAAATTTTGCAAGTGGTAGTATTAGATTATTAGACAGTAATGAAAGCTCAACAAGAAAGTTATCTTTTATTGCTTGGGATAAAATTGGTGGAGATGAACCTACATTAGATTATAAATTAGTTGAATTATCTGTATGGGGTTTTGAAACTGGCATTTGGTATACAAAAGGAGATATAGAACAAGTTGTTGATGCTATTAAAAAATCTAGTAAAGAATTAGGATATCCTATTGATGGAGTTGTATTCAAATATAATGATTGTAAAGAATATGAAAATGCTGGAAAAACAGACCATCATTTTAAGGGTGGAATTGCATTAAAATTTTATGATGAAGAATATGAAACTACACTTGAAAATATCGAATGGACGATGGGTAGAACTGGGCAATTAACCCCTGTTGCAGTATTTAAACCTGTAAATATTGACGGTACAGAAGTTTCAAGAGCAAGTTTACATAATATTAGTATTATGGAAGAATTGGGTATAGAAATTGGATGTCAGGTAGCAGTATATAAAGCAAATATGATAATACCTCAAATTAGTAGAGTAATTCCAAATGATTCAAAATATACTTGGGGAGTTAATCAAAAAGGCTGTGGAATCCCTAGCATATGTCCAATATGCAGTGGTAAAACTGAGATAAAACAAGAAAATGAAAGTAAAGTTTTATACTGCACAAATCCAAATTGCACAGGTAAATTAATTAATCGTTTAGACCATTTTTGTGGTAAAAAAGGTTTAGATATTAAAGGATTATCAAAAGCAACATTAGAAAAATTAATTGATTGGGATTGGCTTCATACTTATAAAGATATATTTTTATTAAATCAGTATAAAGAAGAATGGACACAAAAATCTGGTTTTGGAATTTTAAGTGTAAATAATATATTAAATGCAATAGAGGTAAGTAAAAATACTTCATTAGATAAAGTAATTGCGGCAGCCGGTATTCCCGAAGTAGGTTCTAGAGTAGCTAAAGATTTGGCTAAACATTATGACACATGGATCGATTTCCGCAACGAAACAGATTTTATTAAATATGATGGTATAGGCGATATAATGAATAATAATTTACTATCTTTTAATTATAATGATTTAGATTTAGATTATACAGTAAATACATTCTTAAATATTCAAAAAGAAGAAAAAATAGAAAATGATAATAGCAAAAAATTAGAAAATTTAACATTTTGTATTACAGGTTCAGTTAAATTATTTAAAAATAGAACAGAATTGCAATCATTTATTGAAACCAATGGAGGCAAAGCCGCAAGTTCAGTAACAAAAAATGTGAATTATTTAATAAACAATGATGTAAATTCTACATCAAGCAAGAATATTAAAGCAAAGGAGTTAGGTATCAAAATTATTGATGAGCAAACTTTTATGGATATGTTTGATTTTCAAAAATAATTTTGTTATAATATATATAGATGATAAGAAAAGAAATCGAAGAACTTGGAAATAAAATTTTAATATTAGAAAATGAATGTCAACAAGGCATTAATATTGAGAAAAATACTCAAGAAATGACTCAATTAATTTCAAACTTGTCATTTGAAGAAATACTTCAACTCGATATGTATATAGAAGAAAAAATGTTGACAAAATAATTTTTTTATGATATAATATACATATACAAAAAAATATAAAAAAGAAAAAAGGAGATAATAATATGTTAAAACCAAATTCAAAATTAGTTTATGATTATGTAAAAGCAAATGATGGAAAGGATATTACAGCTGCTGATATCGCTGAAGGAACAGGATTAGAAGTTAAATCAGTTAATGGTATCGTTACAAGCGCTTTCCAAAAGAAAGGTTTAATGGAAAGAATTCCTGCTGAAATTGAACTTACAGATGGTTCTCATAAGTCAGTTAAATTTATTAAGCTTACAGCTGCAGGAAAAGCATTTGATCCAAATGCTGAAGATGAAAAGGCTGAGTAATAACTTAATTGGTTAATTAATAAATTACGTTAAGGTGGAGGATAGGTAATTATCCTTCACCCTTTTCTTTTTAAGGAGAATTTTATGTATTATATTATAATATTATTAGTAATTATTATTAGTATATTATCTTTTCTCTTATGAAAAGAAAAAAAGATACATATACAACAGATAGAAGAAAATAAAATAACTGAAAATAAAAATAAAGAATTATTAGATAAATATAATTATCTTAATAATCTATTAATAGAGAAAAAGGAACAGTTAACTGAAACTCAAAATCTTATATTAAAAAGTGAAGAAGTTACTCATAACGCATTTGAAAAATATAGTGATGCATTAGATGATAGCTATAATCAAAAAGAAAAAGAATATGAAGAAGCAATAGCAACATTGAAATCTTGCTACAATAGAATACAAGATAATATAAATGCGGAAATCGCTCAAATCCAGAATGATCTAGATAAAATATCTTCAACCCGTGCCGCCGCGATTCAAGCGCAACTCCGCGAGCAAGAAATTAAAGATAAAGAGGCCTTTTATTCTTTGACTATTGATGATGTTTCTTTACACGAAATTAAAATATTACAAGGAATAGAATCAAGCTTTCGTGATCCTCGTCCTATAAAAATGATAATTTGAACTTCATATTATTCTAAAAAAGCTAATGATTTAATCGCAAGAATATTAAATGGAGATAAAAAAATAACTGGAATATATAAAATTACTAATAAACAAAATCAATTTTGTTATATAGGCCAAGCTAAAGATATTAAAGAAAGATTGCGTGAGCATATGAAGTGTGGACTTGGAATAGACACTCTCGCAAATAATAAACTATATCAAGCCATGATACAAGATGGATTAGAGAACTTTACTTTTGAGTTATTAGAAGAGTGCTCTGAAAAAGATTTAAATGAAAAAGAAGTATTTTATATTCAGTTATATGATGCTTATAATTTTGGATACAATTCAAATAAACGGAAATAAAAAATAGTAATTTGATTTTTTACTATTTTAATGATATAATAAATATATACAAAAGAGAAAATAATAGAAAAATCCGACCAAGACAAGATAGGACGAATTTGACTATTAGAAAAATTTTTGATATAATATAATAAGACACTAAATGAAAAATTTTAATGAAAAGGAGATTAAATTATATGAAAAAAATGATTAATAGCGAAAAAGTAGAAGGTAGAATTTATCAACATAATTTAGTAAAGAAAACTGTACAAAATAGTGCCTCAGCAAATTTTGGTAAAGAATTTATTTCAGGTAATCTAGAAATTGCGGTAGATGAAGAAGGATATAATATTATCCCTGTTCATTTCACATATGTTGTAGAAACAACAAGTTCAGGTAGTAAAAACTCGACATATACAAATTTAGATAAGATTATTAATGAAGGTAAAACATGGATGGCAAATGGTAAAGATGAAGCAACAAAAGTAAGAGTTGATACAGCATTAGCCGTTAATGATTTTTATACACAAGATGATAGATTAGTTTCAACCAAAGTTAATGAAGGTGGATTTGTAACATTTGTTCAAGAGCTTTGTGCTGAAAATGAAAGAAATACATTTGCAACAGATATGTTAATCACAAACACAGTAAGAATTGAACCAGATCCAGAAAAAAATATTAATGAAGAATCATTAGTTGTAAAAGGCGCAATTTTTAATTTTAGAAATGCATTATTACCAGTTGATTTTGTAGTTAAGAATAAAGAAGGTATGGATTATTTTGAAGGTTTAGGTGCAACAAATTCTGATCCAGTATTCACAAAAGTTTGGGGTAGAATTAATTGTAACTCAATCTCAAGAGAAGAAAGAGAAGAAACTGCATTTGGTGAAGAATCTGTTAGAACAATAGAAAGAAAAGTAAGAGAATGGATTATTATGGGAACATCAAAAGTACCATATGATTTTGGAGATGAATCTGTATTAACTGCAGAAGAAGTAACTAAAGCTGCTCAAGATAGAGAATTAATGTTAGCAGAAACAAAGAAAAGAAGCGATGAATATAGAGCTTCTAAGAGTGGCGGAGATGCTCAACCTACAGCACCTGCTGCCGCAGTTACTGCAACAAAAGGAACATTTAACTTTTAATTAAAATAAGAGGTAATAAACTTACCTCTTATATATTATATTTTGAAAGGAGAAATGATTATGGCTATCGATCTATTAAATCTTAAACCTCATCAGATTAGTAGAGATTTGAGTGGATATATTACTTATTTATATGGCGCTCCAAAGGTAGGTAAAACAAGTCTTGGTGTTGAAATGCCTAAGCCATTATTATTAGCATTTGAACGTGGTTATAATGCTTTACCTGGAGTTATGGCACAAGATATTACATCTTGGTCAGAAGTTAAACAAACTTTAAGAGAATTAAAGAAACCTGAAGTTAAAGAATTATTTTCAACAGTAATTATTGATACAGTAGATATTGCTGCATCATATTGCGAAAAATATATATGTGGTCAAAATAGTGTTAATGCAATAGGAGAAATACCTTATGGACAAGGTTGGAATATGTTAAAAAAAGAATTTGAAGACGTATTTAGAACTATTGCTCAATTAGGTTATGCAGTATGTTTTATTGCTCACTATAAAGAAGGCACATTTAAGAAGAGCGATGGAACTGAGTTTTCAATTATTAGACCTTCTGTTTCAGATACTTATAATAGAATAATTGAAAATATGGCTGACTTATATGGTTATATGTATATAGATAATACAAATGGAGATTCAACTAGAAAAATTAAATTACGTTCACAAGATGGTTCAGTTGCATGCGGTTGCCGCTTCAAATATATGGTAGAAGAAATCCCCGCAGATTACAAAGCATTGGTTAAAGCATTAAATGAAGCTATTGATGAAGAGGCTAAAAATAAAGGTGAGCAATATGTAACAAATAATAGAAATGATTTTTCTATTGCAGAATTAGATTTTGATAAAATTAAAAATAGATTTGAAGAAATTTTAACAAATCTTCTTAAAACAAATTCAGAAACTGATTTTCAAAATATATGGGCTCCAAAGATTACTCAAATTACCGAGAAATATCTTGGTAGAGGTAAGAAAGCAAGTCAATGTACAAGAGATCAAGTTGAACAATTAAATTTAGTAGTATTAGATTTAGAAGATTTAATTAAATAATATAGATTATGGAAGATGACACTTTAGATATAGGGTAACATCTTCCATTTTGATTTTTATACAAAAATATGATATAATAAATTAAAGAAAGAAGGTGTATCGTTATAGCCAAACATTTTGTAATATGTAAATATTGTAATCAAAGATTTGATAGAGAGGCGGAGCCCTTTGTAGAGGTTGGTTCTAGACGATACGCTCACAAAGAATGCGCAGAGAAGTTTGAAGCAGCAATCCCGCAAGAAGAAAAAGATTATGCTGCTCTTGAACAATATATTAAAAAACTATTTAAAATAGACACAGTTAGTATGAAAATTAAAAAACAAATTAGAGATTTTAAATCTGAATATGGGTATTCTTATACAGGAATTCTTAAAACTTTATATTGGTGGTACGAAATAAAAGAACATACATTAGAATTATCTAATGATGGTATAGGAATAGTCCCTTATGTATATAATGATGCTGAACAATATTATTATACATTATATATGGCGCAAATGGTTAATAATAATATTAGTGCGCCAGTTAATAAAGTTGAAGAAGTTGAAATAGCTTCTCCTAGAGTAAGAACTAATCCAATTAAATTATTTAATTTGAAAAAATAAAGGAGGTAATCATGAGTAAATATGTAGACATTCCCGCAATTATACAAGTTATAGGTTGTATTTATCAAAATCCTTCTTTATTA